TCAGCATGGGTCATAGGGCAGATCCTGCCAGCCATTCGGAAGTCGCTTGAGCCGCCGACCGCCAATGCAACGTTCGTCGTCTGAAAGCGGACGCCTGGTCCTGGTCTGCGCCGGCGCGTAGCTCGGCGTGGGCGGCACCGCTGACTGCGCCTGGCGCGTGGCCTGCTGCAGCTGACGGCTGAGCTGCTTGGCCGCATCTTCCGCCTGACTGGCCGCAAGGCCGGCCAGAAGGAAGAACGCGATGCCCGCCACAGCCGCACTCATCAGCTGGCCGACGAAGATGCCGAGCGCAATCTGCCACCACAATCCATCGTGCGGCCCACGCGCGGGCTGGTAGCGATAGTTCATTGGCCTGTCCTTGGTCGAAGACCTGGAGCATAGCTGGGACGTCGAGGGGTGCCTTCAAAGCAAAAGCACAGCTTGGCGCGGAGCCGGGCCAGGGCGGAGGACCAGACCCGGCCCAGCCAGACCAAACTTCGCATAATGTATATTATGTTCTGGCCTGGGTTCGCAGGAAGATCACGCCGCGGCGGAAACGCTGGCCCGCCGACAGGATCGAGGCATGAGCAGGAAGAACCTAACCGGCCCTTGGGCCGGTTTCTACTTCGAGGGTCCGTACCTTGTGAGCCCGGAAGGCCACCGCTGGGACCACACCGACCTCGCCTGGCTGTCCCTGACCTGCAACATCGCCCGGGAATGGCGCACGGCCATGGAAGAGGCTCGGGGCGAGATCAGGGAAAAACGGGTCGCCAAGGTGGCGTACATGCGAGACCGCATCGCCCGTCGACGGCAGCTGGCCAGCGCGAGACACGTTCAACGAGGGTAACCGTAGGGGCTCAGCCCCTACACCCCCCTCAGAACGATGAGAACCCACTGGAGGTGGGATAGCCCGGGGCGCGCGCCATCTGGTCAGCAGGCGTACCCACAAGCCCCTTAGCGGCCGTAGAAGGCTGACTGGAAATCACAGCCCCATGGAACGCTCCGCCGCCGGGCGCGGTCGGTCGCGGCGCACTGTGCGCCTCTCCGCCCGCCTCGCCCCCTGCGGCTCGCTGCGGGCCATTGAGAGGAGGTTTGTAGGGGTTGTAAACGCCCTGGCTGGCCAGCAGGCGGCATCGATCATCGCTAATCGCCATCGCATAGCGCGTGGCCTGCTCCGTGTAGCAATGGCACGAGGCGGCCGACCACTCGCCGTTGCCGTCGAGGCCATCGCCCATCGCAATGCAATACAGCTGCGGATCGGCAGCCACTGCACGACCCTGAAACGCCGGCGCTGACCAAGGGGCCTCAGGATGCACCGGTAGAAACCGAGAGGACCACTCGCCTTGATCCTTGGTCATCGGGAGCGGCTTAGCCGGGTCGGCATTGGCCTGGAAGAACGTGGGCTTGTCGCTAGCCGACGGCAGCCCTGCAGGTATGTCTGACGCCTTCCCAGTCAACGCCGAAGCATCACCCCGGAACAGACCCCCAACGCCGTTGTAGGCGCGCTGGGCGAACCACACGGCCGCGACCACGAAGATAGCCGCACCGATGATCCGGAAAGGGATGCGAGGCCGGAAGTGGTGACTCTCCGCGGAGACGTACCAGTCCTTATAGCGCAGGTCATGGTTCCACCGGAACCACGTCGCACGCTCCTGCATGCGCTTGTCTTTGGGATAGGCGCAGAACTCGTTTTGCCACTCCCGCACCGTGCAACCACGCAAGCCGGCTTTGCGTTCGAGGTGGAAATGGCGGTTGCAGCGAGAGCCCTTGAGGAAGTGATCAAACTCGACCGACTGCGTAAGGAACACGAAGCGCACACCGCGCTTGCGTGCCTGGGCTAGCTGCTCGACATACTCCGGTGGCTTGCCCTGCCCTCGCTGCGGAAAAACCTCATGGAACTCATCCACGATGATCACCGCGCCGTTGATCGTCTCGGCATGCTCAGGCAGATACCAGTCCTGAATCGGGAACGGCAGCGGCGGCAGCTTGCGGGTGTCCGGCTCATTGATGCCGATGGCAAACAGCTTTTTGGCATCACCCCACTTGCGTAACGCGTCCGACTGCGCAATCGCGAATAGCGTTTTGCCCGCACCCTGGGCACCCGTAATGATGTTGATCGGCTCCATGAAAACAGAGCGCGAGGTGCCCTTGACTTTCTTAAGCGCGATCACAGCGGGGTCTGCCAGCTATCGCGGCGGCGCTTGACTTGGATCTGATCGGAAGCCTTCACCGCAGCTGCGGACAAAACGATGGTGATCGCCACATCAATCTTGGTGAGGCCCACGAACGCGGCCCAGTCAGGCGGCAAGCCCAACAGGTATTCCGAAATCAACGGCGTCAGGTGAGGCATCACCCACTCGCTCACCGCAAAGCTGATTCCGAGCCACTTCATGACTAAGCCGATGATGCCACCCATGTAAGAGAACACATAGAACAGCAGCCACTTCGCCCACTTGCTGGCTTTAAGCCAGACCCACAGGCGAGCCAACAGCGGACCAATGCGCAGGAGAAACTGACCAATGCGTACAAGGAGAGGAATCACGCCTTTTTGCTCCCAAGCATGATGCGGATACCAAGCATGTAGCCCAGCGCCACGACGAGGTTAGAAAATTTGATGAGCAGATCGCAGATGGGGGCAAAGCTAATGGACAAGACTGACTGCCCTACCCGCGCATCCGTCGCAATAGGGCATGTCCGCTGAAGGCCAAGGCCGGTAGCATCAAGTTTGGATGCAACGTCCTCTTCCTTGATGGTCTCCTGCCACTCCGCAGCATGGCTAGCCGGCCAGATCGCGCCGTTAGGGCCACCACCAAACGGGGTGAAATCGGGGTCGCCCTCGCCCGTTCGATCATTGAGGGCGTTCTCAGCTTCGGTGGTGCCATCACCTTCAATGCCCTCACCGCGATTACAGCGCGTGAGCCACTGCTGATACAGAACAGCGCACTCAACGACATCACCCGAACAAGCAGGGGCAGCGGTGCAGTCCCCACCACCGCTCACGGAGCCCTTGTCACCGTCGTCCTTATCGCCAGGCGCTGGCGACTCACCATTAGAACTGCCGGTTCCGGTATTCGGCTGACCACCCGCATTACCCGAACCACTGTAGGTGTTCGTGTTGTAGGTGTTGCCATTGATCGTCGTTGTCGATTGGTTGACCACCTGGGGATCAACCTGCGCTTTAGGCGGCGTTGGCTGCGTTGGCGCTTTCTCTCGATCCGCTGCCACCTTGCCATCGGCCGTGATCTTTGGGCCAGTCTCAGCATTGTTCCAGCACAGCGTGCGACCATTAACCGTCACGCAATGCGAACCGTCAGGCCGCGCGCACTCCATGTAATTGCCACCCGTTGCAACGCAGGTCTGACGCTTCGGATCGTAGGGCGTTTGCTCATTGTCAACGGTGCAAGTGTTGCCCGTGGGCTTCCAGTTCGACCCACCACGAAACACCGTGATCGAGCTAGTCAGCTCAACCGCTGGCCCTATGTTGGAATCAGCCTTGTACTCACAGCCACCACTGCAAGGCAGCGGTGACCCAGCCTGACCGACAAACGCCGTATTCGTCAGCTGTACCGCATTTGCACAATTGTTAACTTTGCACGTATGGGATGTCTCATCCCAAGGCGCCGTAGCAGGACATGGACTAAAAAACTCATCGCCACAACCCGCATTGCGAGCGGCCCACGTCGTGCCACCATCAAACGTTTGGTCCAGTGAACAGAGATAGCGATTACCCCATTCGTTCACTAGACACGCACCACCACTTGGAATGCGCAACGTGCCACTACTACCAGCAACAACAGAGTTTGCATTCGAGACGCACGCAGAGTAGGCCTCACCACGCGTCTTATCCTGGGCATAAGCGGCTGGCGAAAAGCCAACCACCAGCACCACGACAGCAAGCAGCAGAAAGCGAATCACCGGGTCGCCACCAGCATGCAAAGCCAGTTCGTCATCACAACGAAATAGCCCATGTAATCGTTGATAGTCATGTCGATCCCCTAGAAAAAAAGGGCCGAGGGTATCCCCGGCCCTGCCCCACTCGCTGGCTTAGATGATGAAGGCCAACACCCACTTGAAGACGATGCCGGCACCCACAGCCGCCAGCATGTTGGGGCCGATCTCACCCACGGCCGTCTTGACCTGCGCGAGCGAGCCAGTAGCGGCCGAGACATCCACACCAGTGGACTGCGCGAACGAGGCAGCCGCCACCACCATCAACGCGGTGCCGACGAGGCCACGCGTGCCGTACTTTCGGAACTTCGAAGTCTTGCTGTTGTTTTCCATCGTTCTCTCCTGTTAGCCCCACTTGGGGGCGATGTACCGCCTAAGAAGGGAAAAGCCCCATGCCAAGATCACCGGGCCCCACATGAGGCCCGACAGCAGGAGGCCATCCTCAGCCGACATCGGCGGGATGATGACCGGCTCATCCGCCCACACCTGTTCGGTGCACGTCGCAGTGGCCGTGTCGTAACTGGTGCAGGTCAGAACCTTCATCGCTGCGGCCTACGCTCAGCGGGCAGCAGCGGTCGCGAGCTTCGGCGGCTCGGCCGAAGTCTCACGGAGCAGGCGCGTTTCGAAGGTCTTGATTTCGAGACCGCGCGTATTGGGATTCACACCGACCGAGGCCGGCGCGAGGGTGTAGAAGCCAACCGGATAGGCCGGCATATCCACGCCGCTTGCATCCTTGCCCAAGGTCAGCTCGAAGCGATCCGGATAGGCATTGCCGGTGTGCAGGTAGGCCACCTGCTTACGAATCTTGAAGGGCTTGCCACTGGCCTTGGCGGTGCCTTCGAAGGTAGTCACATCGGTGGAACAGATTTCGATACGCATGGGTCAGCTCCTGGCTGCATGTGGAATGAAAAACGTGTCGCCATCGGGGGTGAACACCTCGATAGCTCCCCGATGGCTTAGGGAGATACCGTTGGCCGTAAAGCCGTCGCAGTCGTAAGGGCCGAAGAACCACCAGCCCTTGGCCTCACCGTCACGCAGGAACCAACCAGACTTGCGCTCGATGTGTTGATGGATGCGGCCGCAGGCGTACTGAATCGTGTTGATGACCCGCTCAAAGACACGCTTGGCGGGGCGGGAATCGTGGTGCACCACGTGCTTGAGCCAACGCGGTGCCAGGGCATAGGCCACATCGCCACGCTCGGACATCAAGAGCCCGCCGTAGCCCCACAGGCGCGCCTTGTGCGGCAGGTGAGCACCGGATTTGGTCTCACCCTTGGAGGCGTACTTTGTGATGTAGCCGACGGGAGAACGCGCGTAGATCGCTTGCGTCATCCCGTGGGGCCACCACCCCTGCTTATCGGGCAACGGCGGCTTGACGCCACGCGGAAGCCAGCACACAAGGTGGTAGTGAGGGCGGCCTACTTCGGTCAGCTCCATCACCCACACGTAGTGGAAGGTTTCGCCCTTGCCATTGCGCTTGAACCACTCGCGGTAATGCTTGACCAACGAGCGGATCTGAGATTCTTCCCACATGCCATCTTCGCAATAGGTCAGCGTGATCATCGCAACGCGGAAAGGAGAAAACCGGCTGTACTTCCCGCTCGGGGTGAACTCCGGATGCCCGTAGGCCTCACGGAACTTCTCGTCAATGGCCATAGCAGCAGCTTTGACACCACGGGCCAACTGGACCAACCGCTTTCCCTGCATCTGACTTTTCGTCACTTCCATGTGCCTTGTCCTTTATCGAATAGAGAGACAAGCCCAGCGCCGCGCGCTTCGCGCGCGTCGCTTGCGGCAAGGGAGAGAACGTCAGCAACGTCCTCAGAAACAGGCTCACGGAGGCTTTCCCAGCCGCAGGAGCGGCATCGGCCCCAACCCGTAGGGCCGAGGGCCACAGGGTCATCGCAGTGGCCGCAGGGAACGCAGGCAAGGCGGCTCATGGACGCCTCACGATGACCAAGGACCAGGCGAGCCGGAACGACACGCCTAGCACCAGCAGAATGGCCGAGCAGGTCACAACGGGCGGAAGCGATAGGTCAAGGATGGCGTCAACCGCGATGCCAGCCACGATCATGAGGACGAGCAGACCAAGGACATTCATACCCTGCCCTCTCGCCGATCACGACGCTCCACCTCATCAAGCGCAGAACACCAAGCGCGGTAGGAGAGGACCAAGAAGGCAACCACGCCCCCCATAGCGAAGAGGCCTGCATCGATGCCATAAGCGGACGCGACCCAGTAGCCGAGGAATACCCACGCGGCAACAGGGGCCAGAACTAACGCGATGCAGAAAGGCGGAAGCAAGAAGTGCTTGACCACCAGCACCCAGAAAGGAGGACGCTTCAGCAGTGAGAGAGCCATGCCCTACTCCATCGACTGCTGATTACGGTGATGCGCAGACCAGCCCCATAGCACAAGGGCAAGCCCAACAACGAACTGCACGACATCGATAGTGCGTGAGAGCGTGTAGACGTGATTGAGATAGCCGTACACAGCAAAGCCAGACAAGAAAATGCCGATCCACACTCGGACCATGACTAGAACTCCTGATGGTTGAGCGACACGTTATCGGTCGCAGCGGTTGAACAGATGAGCGCGATTCGCTGATCGATAGCGGCATCCCAGAACGCCGCAGCGTCGTGATCGCCATAGGCGGACGCGTACACCTTCGCCTCATACAGCTCCCAAAGCTGCATTGATTCGAGCGACATCCCCATGCCCTCACAGCCAGCTAGCCAAGTGGTCCAGGGGGGCGAACTGGCAACGCCGTCACCCCCCTAGGACCGCCCCAACGGGCTGGCTGGCCGGCTGGGGTGCTAACAACGCACGTTGTTAACAACACCTGTATAAAACACCCGTTGTTCAATTGTCAACAGGCGTTGTTATGACCACCCAAGAAAAATTGATCGCAGCGCTACGCGAGAAGCATCCGAACGAATCGCAAGCGGGGCTGGCGCGCATCGCAGGCCTGAGCCAACAGCGGTTCCACAACTACGCTCAAGGCATCCGCACGATGGATATCGACGCAGTCATCGGATGCGCGCAGGCACTGGGCTGGGACGTTCGACAGACCGTCGCACAGCACGAAATAGAGACCTCTAGCTCCCCAAGGGTCAAAGCCCTATGGAAGCGCCTCGCCGGCACCACTGCACTAGCCCTAATCATCGGAACACTAGGCATCTGGAGCGGCTGCAAAACGGGTGAGAAGCTAATCGAGAAGACCACCGGCCACTCGTTCACGCTTGCGGGAACGCTGCGAAAAGAGTTTATAAATCAACTACTTACGCCTGCCGAATTCGGATATTCTGTATATTATGTAAAATTGCGATGGAGCTGCCTCGCAGTACCCCTGTGTCGGTGCCGAGGCGGCCGCGGCCAATACCACCCGCAGCTACGCCACCGCCTTGCGCTACTGGGCCGGCTCGCACCAGGCCCGCTACAGCGTCGAGCTGGCCTTGCCGGCCAGCGAGGCCGTGGTGATCCAGTTCCTGGTCGACCACATCCAGCGCAAGAACAAGACCGGCTTGGTCAGCGAGCTGCCGGCAGCGATTGACCAGGCGCTGGTTGCCGCGGGCCTCAAGGCCAAGGTCGGGCCGCTGAAGCTGTCGACCGTGGTCCAGCGCGTGGCGGTGCTGTCCACCGCGCACAAGCTCAAGCGGCTGGCCAACCCATGCGAGCTGCCCAGCGTGCGCACCCTGCTCAGCAGTGCGTGGCGAGCGGCGGTCAAGCGTGGCGAGCGGCCGACCAAGAAGACCGCGATCACCCGCGCCGAACTGGAGGCTATGCTGGACACCTGCGATGACAGCCTGGAAGGCCTGCGTAACCGTGCCCTGCTCTGCTTCGGGTTTGCCAGTGGCGGGCGCCGGCACAGCGAAATCGCGGCCGCGGACATGCGCGACCTGCGCAAGGTCGGCGACGACGGCTACATCCACCGGCTGGAGTACTCAAAGACGCAGCAGGCGGGAGTGAAGAAGGATTCGACGCCGGACAAGCCGATCCTGGGGCGAAGTGCCGAGGCCCTCTCCACTTGGCTCGAGACAGCAGGCATACGAGAGGGGGCAATCTTTCGGCGGATCTGGAGGGATCGGGTCGGCCCTGCCCTCCTTCCCGGATCTGTGGCCACGATCGTGAAGCGCCGGGCAACTCTAGCGGGATTGGAGGGGGACTTTGGCGCCCACAGCTTGCGGTCGGGATTCGTCGCCGAGGCCGGCAAGCAAGGGGTTCCCTTGCCGGCAGTGATGGCGATGACCGAGCACCGTTCTGTGGCGAGCGTAATCGGGTACTTTCAAGCAGGTGCGGCCGAGGACAACCCCGCCGCTCGCTTGCTGAAGTAG